CCACACCCAACACTCCCGCAAAACAGCCCACCTTCTTGGTGGTCGAGGCTCACGCTCCATCCCCCCCACGGAGACCCCCCTTGCATGACCCCCATGTTGTTCTCGACCAAGGTTTCATCCGACTCATCCGCGTCGATGGTACAGACCTCGATGTGGTCAACGCGGCCCGCGTCTCCTTCCTCAAAGAATCCGAGTGGGACGAAATCCGCATCGAACCCGACACCATCAGCGACGGCGACACCACAGAGAAGCGACTCAAGGACTCAGACGCTCGACTGATCCAGTACCTCGCTCGCCACAACCACTGGACTCCATTCGCTCAAGTCGGCGCTCACCTCCACATCAAGATGCCTCTCTTCGTGGCCCGTCAGTGGTTCAAGCACCAAGTAGGCGTCGTCATCAACGAAGTCTCCCGTCGCTACGTCGACGAAACACCCGACATTCACATTCCCTCCTTCTGGCGTGCCCGACCCGATGGCTCCATCAAACAGGGCTCCGGCGACCGCCTACAGTCTGGGGGCGATAGAGCATCCACTGCCTATTTATCCGCCACTTTAAAGGCGATTGAGACGTACGAACGGCTGCTGGAGTTGGGTGTCTGTCCAGAGCAGGCCCGCATGGTCCTTCCCCAATCCATGTTCACTGAGTTTCGCACCACCGCATCCCTCGCCGCTCTCGCCCGAATCCACCACCTCCGCTCCTCTACCCACGCCCAACTGGAGATTCGTGAGTACGCCTCCGCCCTCTGCGACCTCATCGACCCCCACTTCCCCGTCTCATGGAAGGCACTGACAGCCAATTATGGAACTGCCAATCCTCCCATCCCGTCCTGACTGCACCGACTGCAACCTCCACCTGCTCGGCTGCAAGAATCGGGGCCTCGCCACCATTCCCTTCCACACCCACCCCGACCATCGGGCCCCGGTGGTCGTGGTCGTGGGAAGCCACCCATCCTTCGAGGAAGACGCAAACGCCCGACCCTTCATCGGCTCAACCGGCGAATACCTCAAGAACGTCTACCTCAACGGCTCGGGCCTCTCCTCCCTCTCCCACATCTACCTCACCAACTCCATCCGCTGCTTCCCCGTGGGCGTCCGCAATCCCGCCTTCCGCAAGAACGAACTGACCGCCTGCCTCGCCCACCTCACCGCCGACCTCCTCTCCATCGAGAAGGCACACCCCAACTCCCCCCTATTCCTCCTCCTCACCGGCGGCACCCCCGCCCGCCAAATCCTCAACTCATCCACCACCGACGCCTTCAAACTCCAAGGCCAAGAAGTCTCCTTCGGCGGCTCCCCCTGGCGAGTCTTCTCCACCTACAACCCCGCCTACCTCGCCCCTTGGAACAAGCCAGCCGCCCTCCACGCCGTCACCGAACACCTAACCCGTCTCATCGACACCATCGAGAACGGCTCCTCCCCCTCTCACGACCCCTCCATCTCCCGCCCTCGCTTCCCCCTCCCCTCCGACTCCTCCATCCTCTGCGTCGACATCGAAACCTACGGCGCCTGTCGCAAGACCATCTTCAACCAAGAACTGCCCGACCAAACGGTCTTCCATCCGGCCCGTTCCATCTTCACCGACTCCGTCAACCCTCGCGATCTCATCCAAACCGTCTCCATCACCCTCTGCGAGATGCCGTCCTCCCTCTCCTCCCTCTCCCCCATCACCACCCTCGTCTTCAAACCTCGCAACCTCTCCCACCTCTCCATGCTCAAAGCGTGGCTCTCTCACGCCACCCTCCTCATCGGCCACTACCTCCAGTTCGACCTCCTCTACCTTCACTACGCCAAAATGATTTCAAGCGACCGCGAGGTCCAACTGGTCGACCTGTCTGTGGTGAACTATCTGGAGAATGAGGCGAGAGAGGAGAGGTCGTTGAAGGATCTGGGCCCGTTGTTGGGCACCCATTCGTACCACCGGACAATCAAGGACGGGAAGTTCTACTCACCCAACGACCCTGAAATCATCGAGTACAACGCCCTCGACACTGAGGCCACCGTTCTCGCCCTCGCGAAATTGGCCGGTCGTCTCGAGTCCCGCCCAGATACCGACAAACTTTCCCCTTACTGCCTCTCCTTCTACGCCGACACCATCTGGACTTGTGTGGACATGGCCCTCAACGGCATCGCCATGGACGCCCCCTCCATCGAACGCATTGAGTTCATGAATCTCCGCCAGATGAAGTGGGCCCGCAAACGAGCCCGACGGATGGGCCTCCTCCTCGAAGGCAAGGGTTCCGTCCGCTCGAAAGACCGCTTCATGGCCAAACTCCTCGCGGTCGCTAAAACCCATCCGGACTTCAATGGGGGGCAGGTGGAATTGACGGAGGCGGCGAAGAAGGTGTCCGCAAAGGACGCCAACCGCAACTACCTCTCTACCCTCCTCCCCGAAGGCCACCGACTGGAGAAGTTGACTCACTACTTCGACCTGTACCAAAAGGCGTCGAAGTTGGTCTCCTCCTACACCTTCCCCCTCCTTCGTCACTCTCCCAAGAACGAGAAGAAACAGGCCTCCCGCCTCATCCCCATCCACGTCGACGGTGAGGTGGCCACAATCGCCTACCCCACATGGTACCCCATCCCAGGCGCCATCAAGGACGGCGAAGGCTCCGAAGGCGGTACGTTGCAGGCCCGCATCACCTGCAAGGGTCCGGCCATCCAAACTCTCCCCTACTCCATCAAGTCGACCATCACGTCCCGGTGGTTGGGAGGCTCGATGTTCATGTTCGACCTCTCGCAGATCGAACTCCGCGTCGCCGGTCTTCTCTCCGGCGAACCCTCCCTCATCGAGAACTACCAGAGGGGCGGTGACCTCCACACCCAACGAACCATCCAGATGTTCGGCGAGGACATCGTTAAGGACCCGTACTTCAAGTCGCAGTACAGACAGGTCGGGAAGGCCCAACCTGTTGATGAACCTGTCATGACCCCAGAAGGCCCGAAGGCTATCGGTAGTTTGGAAGTGGGCGACAAGATCTACGGGTCAAACGGGATCACATCCGTTACTGGAATTTACCCGCAAGGGGTTAAACCAATCTACAAGATCTCCTTCTACGACGGGTCGTGGACTCGCTGCTGTGGTGAACACCTCTGGAAGGTAACTGACACACAAGGCAAGGAAGAGGTGGTCTCGTTGGACACCCTCAGAACTCGCGATCTTTCGTGGCAAAAGGGTTGGCGATACGAGATTCCCGTAGGGCAGCCCTTCGAGACCTCTGAGTTGGATCTGGACATCCCGCCGTACACGTTAGGAGCCTTTTTGGGTGACGGATCTATAACTTGTGGAACACCCATCCTTGTCAACGATGAAAAGGACAACGAAATCGTTGAACGTATCGCCGAGGAATTGGATGGTTGGGGGTTAGTGATCGAGAGGAAGTTCCGTCATGCCGTCTGTTTCTCGATGGGGACACGGGGCAGAACCAAAATCAACCCTTTGAAGGGTGCTTTGGGTTCGTTGGATTGTTGGGGAAAGAACGCTCACTCTAAAAGAATCCCCTTGAGATACTTGGCTGCTAGCGTCCCCCAACGGGTAGATCTCCTTCGTGGACTCATGGATACAGACGGAACCATCACCCCACGAGGATCGGCCTCCTACACGACTGTCTCTAAGCAACTTGCCTTAGATGTTTGCGAACTAGTCCGTAGTCTGGGCGGAGTCGCAAAAGTCCGCAAGCGTCCAACCTCTCACACTTATCGAGGGGTGAAAAAGGAAGGCTTTGCTTGGTGTGTGACCATTAGGACTCCAATGAATTGCTTCCATTTGAAGAGGAAAGCCGATAGGTGGTCTCCCTTCAGAATGTTCAGAAAGATCGTGGGAATCGAACCAGCGGGTGAGTCAGAATGCGTTTGCATCTCTGTAGATGCTGGCGACCGTTTGTATGCCACCCGCGACTACCTCCTGACCCACAACACCATCAACTTCGCCGACCTCTTCCTCTCCTCGCCCGGAACCATGCGAGACACTGTCATGGGAAAGTTGGGCATAGACCTGCCCCTCTCCTTCTTTGAGGGGGTGGCCAACTCCCGCCACAAGGTTCGTCCCCGTCTCATGGATTGGCAGGCCCAACTGTTGATGGAGGCGAAGACCAAGAACATTCTCGAGTTGCCCTTCGTCGGGGTGAGTCGGTGGTTTCCCGGCCATGCACTGGACATCGAGAAAGTCAAGTCTACAGTCGTCAACTTCCCCGTCCAATCGACCGCCGCCCTCACCCTCCTCAACATTCAGCACCACGTTCGCCACCTCCTTCGGGAAAGGAAACTCCGGTCCCTCCAAGTCCTCAACATCTACGACTGTGTGGGCATTGACGTGTATCCGGGGGAGGAGCAGGCAGTCAAAGACCTCTTCCATGATTGTGTGGTTGAGGTGCAGAAGAACGACTATTGGTCGAAAGTGCAGACTCACTACGGCAACGAAGTGCCGATTGAGTACGAGTTGTCGGAAAAGAAACGATGAATACCCCCCACCTGACGTTTGCGGACAAGATCAGCCACCTTTGGTCGCAAAAGTTGTCCGTCATCGAGATAGCCGCCGCCCTCGACGCCGACCCCCTCGACATCATCAAGGTGATGAAGAGTTCCGGCCTCCTCCCACGCACCCCCCTGCCCGAAGGAACAGAAGAATGCCTACAGATCGTGACGATGCGTCGCCTGGGAATGTCGTTCGAGGAGATTGCGGTCTCGACCCTACGCACGGTGGGAGAGATCAAGAACTTCCTCACCCGACGCCCACCCTCACCACCTTCTTCGTCTCCTTCAAGAGAGCCGCTTTTGAGCCCCCGGTGAACAAGAGGCTGACCAACCTGGAACTGGCCTCTATACTTCTGAGCGACGAATCCCAATACATCTCGTCGCTATATGCGGAAAGGAAGGTTTGAAACGAGAATTCACCCTCATCATCGACGATCGGGAGCAGGCCCCCTTCCCCCTCCCTAACAACCTCGCGGTCGCTAATTGGCATTTGAAGCCCGATCTCGCCAGTGTCAACATGGTGAGACGCCGCCTCCGCACGGGCGACTATGCCCTCGAAGGGTACGAGGGTGTCTGCCTCATCGAACGAAAGTTCGATATGAGGGAGATCAGCAAGAACCTCATGACAAAAGACCGGAAGCGGTTCCTGGGAACCCTCGACCGACTACGGGACGAATGCACCCACCCCATCCTCATGCTGGAGGGCAGTCCCATCACCGTCCAACGGGAAACGACCTACACGGACCACCCCTTCGTGGTGGTTGACTCCCTCCAGCGTGAGTGTAGAATAAGGGGTATCGAACTTATGCTGATTCCGGGCTATACCCCCGTCATGAGGCGGGCAGCCGGGGAATGGGTCGTGCGGACGCTCATCAACGCGGCGTTGGTTCACGACATCCGGGGGAAATCGAATGGGAACGACGCCGACTGCAACGATCACCAGCATCAGGTGGACTGAGGCTGCCGGTAGCCAACGACTGGTCACCAGCACCACCCCCTACTACACGCTGGTCACCGACGTTGACACGACCATTCCTTCCGACCTCGACACCCTTGATGTGGCTGAGGTTCGTTCCTCGACCGAGTTTGATGGGCAGATCGCCGTCCTCCCCACAGATATGATGGCTGGGTGGTTGTCCATCCGTCACGAATGGGAAGGTCTGGTCTCTACCCAACCCACCGTTAGGGTGTTTGGGTTCGTCAAGAACAACCTAGACGACCGTAGGAAGGGGATCACCGCCGATGTGGATGGGTGGTGGACCTCCCTCCCTCAGCGAGACACGGACAACACGCTTGACGCGGAGTTCTCGGCCATCGCGGGCACTGATGGGACGACCAACTTCTCCGAAGACAAACTGTTCGACCTCACCGGCGTCTCCTATGTGGCCGTACTCCCCCAGACCGCCTCGTCGGGGGACTCGACCTTCGCCAACTCCAACATCACCGGTCGAATCATCACCACCATCTGATGGAACTGTTGCTCCTGCTGGCTTCGTCGGAGGCGTCTGGGGAGTGGGTCCGAGTGGGCCTGTTCGCTGCCGCTCTCTGCGTGACCTTCCTGACGGCTGCTTGGAAGTTCACGAACATGATGGAGCGGAGACTGTCAGCCATCCAAGTCGAGATCACCCAAATCAGAGGTGATCTTAACGTGGCTCGAAACACAATGGAATCACTGGAGGCTCACACCCTCGAAGACTTTCGTAGAAGAATCGAGAGGTTGGAGCAAAAGGTGGACGCACTGGGATCCCAATGAACAGTAGAGCAAAGACGGACATTGGATTCGCCGTGTTCACCGTTTCGGTGTGCTTGGTCGTGTTCCTGCTCCTATCAGCCCTCACTGGCTGTTCAGCCACCAAGGAGATCAACGCCGCCGCCGAGTCCGTTAGGGCTGACCAGCGTGACATTCAGGAAACCGTGGTCGCCATCGAAGATCGCCGTTCGGAGGTCGGCGAGACCGACGCCTTTCGTGACGGACGGTCTTCGCCGGATCCATTCGCTGTCGGAGAACTCAGAGGCGTCCGCCAAGAACGTACAGGCCCAACTGCCTCGAACGCAGGACAGGGTGCCTTGGTGGGCGAGTCTTTTGGGTCGACTAGCGCTGGTCGTGGGGTTGGTGGCGGTTATAATCATCGCGTGGAGAACGGGCCTGTTCATGCTCATCAAAGCGGGCGTGACCTTCCTGATTCCCCCGTCAACGAAGTCGGCGGCTCGTCTAGTCGCCAAGGGGAGGCCGGAGACCGAAGTGGTCGCGGCCCTCAGAACGGACCCGGCCTTCAACGCGGCTTACAAGGCCGAGAAAAAAGCCCAAGTCAACAAGGAGAATCACTCATGAACGGACTTTCTCTCTTCTTCATGGACGTGTGGACATTCGCGTTCTCGCAGGTCGGCATCTTCGCTCTCGGAGTTCTGGCTGGTCACTTCCTTCTCTCGAAAGTGATGTCGGAGATCAAGAACCTCGCCGACAAGATCGACGGCAAGGTGAAGTGAAACTCCGGCGACCCGCTCGCTGGATCGTGTCTAACGATGGCCGCGAGTTCATCTTGCGGCTTCTTATCGTCACTGTGGGTGTTGCCGTCGCGTGGATCGCGTTTGTGGGGAGTAGCCGCTGATGTCATTCGTCTCTGAATACCCCGAGATCGCGGCCAAGTTTGAGGCGATCTGGGAAGATCCCGACCTCAACACACGGCTCGCCGACGACTCGGTTCCCGGCGACGGGGCGCAAGTCAACAAGTGGCTCGACTCGTCCGGGAACGGCCACGACCTCGTCGCGGCGGTGTCCAACGACGGCCACTTCCTTGAGACCAACTACGTCAACGGCAAGGCCGTCCTGCGCATGGCGACGGGCGCTGTGCAACTCGCCGTGCCGTACACGTCGGCGCTCAACGGCGTTGAGAACGTCTGGTTCTTTGTGGGGCGGGTTGAGGGGTCGGCGTCTGGAGCGGTTATCCGCGCTCGCGGAGCGACCGACACAACGTCGGGGTGCTCTCTCGACTGGGCTTCATCGACGCAGATGCGACCCAACGTCTACAACGACGCCGACACGCTTCGGGCGGTCAACACCTCGTCCGGCGAGGCGACCTCGTGGAACATCTGGCGATACGAGGCGCAGAACTCAAGCGGGGCTGTTCGTGCGTATCGCGGCGACAAGATCACAACGGAAGCGTCAACCAACATTGGCGGCTCCGGGATTGATCCGAACGAAGACGGAGCGTTTGCGCTCCCCGCGTTCAACACCTACGCGTGCCGCGCTGTCATGGTCCTCAAGCAGGACGAGCAACTCTCCGAGTTCGAGATCCGCCGGATCAACGACTACTTCGCTCGCGACATCTACGGCGAGCCGACCGCCGCCGGACCCGGCGGCGCGCTCGATTCGGCGGAGATTACCGGCCCCAACGAGATCACCTACACCTTCGACGCCCCGGCTGGCTCCTCGCCAAACGACGCGTGGGACGACACGCCGTGGCTCTACCTGAACATCGACACGATCGTCGCCAACCGCGTGACCTGCACCCGCCCCACGACGGCGGGCGGGACGACCGACGTGGTGCTCAGCGCCGTCTCGCTCGCGGGAGCCGCGATCGAGACCGGGCAACTCAAACTCCGCGTCACCTACGACGACATCTTCATGGATGGGGACGTTGTCGAGATCGGCGACGGCGCGGGCGGTGGCGGGCTTCCCGCCGAACTCGTCATCGACTCGTCGGGCAACTGGACGCAGGCGGTGGCCGCTGGCGGCTCCGTCACCGCGACGGCTGCCGCAGGCGTGTACGGCAAGCCCAGTATCGAGATCGTCGCCATCAAGACGGCGACCGACGGCGACCTGCGCACGCGCATGGCGGCGAGCGACAACACGCTCGACATCTACATCCAGGCACAGCACTGGTCCGACATCAGCACGCTCTCGGTCAAGGTGACGGATGGTACGGTGACGGAGACCTCGCCGCTCTCGGGCGGCGAACTCACGCGCGTCCTGCTTGACGACATGCCGCAGTGGCTTATTGACCAAACGCAAGCGGACCTCGATTGGGAACGAGATCGGATCTGTGCCGCTCTGATGCTTGATCCAGCGGACTACCCCGTCAACGCTCTGAACTACATCCCTAAGAAGCAGTGGGTCTACAAGAAGACGATCAATCTCTCGACGCTGAACGCGGCGTTCACCAGCCGAACCAACCGCAACTACGTCGAGGTCACGGCGCTCGGCACGGGCGTGCTGGGCGACAACACCGGCGACGTGCTGCAGCGCGAGTCGAGCGTCTGGCACATCTACCCCAACGGCGACGCCGCGTGGCCGGGCCTTGCAGGTCCGTCGGCGGCGACCATCTACGTTGATCCGACGCGTCCCGACGACACCGGCGATGGCCTGACCGCAGGGGCCGCGAAGAAGACGTTTTCGGCGGCACGGGCGGCTGTCGGCTACGGCGGCACGATCCGCGTGATCGGCGACCTGACCGTCAATTCGTTCAACACCGGGAGCGACAAGAACGCCGGGCCGTGCTTCATTGTCACTGGCAACACCAGCCGCACCGCCGATTCGATCACCTGGGATTCGATCAGCGGTCGCTCGACGTTCCTGGTTCACAAGGACATCACGGTCAAACTCAAGGGCCAGCAGGCGCTCAAGGTCGGCACCAACGGCGTGTGCGAACACATCGGCTGCATCATCGTTGACCCCGACACCGAAGGCAACTCTGACCGCGAGCCCACCGACACGGCGCAGGTCTCTCTGTTCCCCGGCGCCTACCACGCCGGTTTCGACGGAAGCGGCTACGGCGCCATCTATGTCCCCGACGGCGCGGGCACCGCGACAACGATCGGGGGCGAAGCAGAAGTCACCGCAAAGGTAAAGGCGTTCGAGCGCGACTTCAAGGATGAGGTGGTCTACCTCACCATCGGCGCCGACTCGGGCTACTACAACATCGTCGGCATGGCCGACATCAACGGCAACGTCGATACGTCGGGCTCGTCGGCATCCACCTATCGTGCGTTCATCCTTGTGCAGGGCGTCACGGGCCACCCGACGAGCGAGGGCACCTACCCACAAAGCGCGACGCACGAGCAGTCGGTCAACACTCCGCCGTGGCGGTTCCCGAACGAAACCGGCTCCACGTTCGGGATGGTGAACTGCTACACGCGCATCATGCAGATGGGCATGATGTGCAACGGCCCGACGCGCAACACGATCCACTACCGCATCGCGGGCGACGTGATGACGCCCTCTGCGACCAACACGACCAGTACGTCGCTGTTCGCGTTCAACCATCGCGGCCAGCACCACATGGACTGGATTCAGGGCTACGGCGCAGGATCAGATTCTAACACCATAATCCTCCACGCCACGTCCTATGGTGGTTGGCAGCAGTTGATGCTCTACGACAACGGGCGGGGTGGGCACTACGTCGGCGCGTTCCACGCCGTCGCGAGCACTGACGGCGATGCGTCCATTCTTCTTTCCCAGGTGGGAGCTGATGGAACCGCGAACTTCGACAACTTCGTCATGTTCAACGGCGGCTTGTTCGGACAGCGAATGTCTATCCGAGCGGGAGGTGTCGAGCCTGCCGGATTCCAATCGCTCAACATGCGAGTGCAGAACTACGCCGGACGAAACTTTGGAGTGGAGAGGTCTGGAAAGCATGTCATCTTTGACGGTGTGGCCGGACTGGAAACTGTCAACACCGCGTATACCGTCGGCAACGATCGCCCCGCCCTCACTGGCCTCTGCCCCGGCGACCTCGTTGAGTTCGACTTGCTCGACTCCGACTTCGTGCCCAACACCTCGGCGCCCCCCGTCACGCTGGTTGGCACGGACTTCTATCCCTACGACACGTTCGGCACCAAGCACGGCCCGGCGGGTCGCGTCACCTACGGCGGCGTGCAGATCCCGCCCGCCGAAGTCGCGTCCGCCGTCGCCACCGACGCCAACACCGTCCGTGTGACGTGGACGCCGCACCGCACCGCCACGCTCACAAGCATGGACGCGGACTACGTCACGCTCTACGACGACGCGACGCCGCTGACCATCACGAACATCGCGAAGGTCGGAAGCGCGGACAGCAACATCTTCGACATCACCGTGTCGGAGACGCTGACCACGGACAGCGTCATCACGATGGACGCGGAGTTCGACGCGGACGGCTCGGCCTACGCCGACGACGTGACCGACGGCGTCGGTCAGTGGGGCGGCGACGAGACGGGCATCGCCGTCACGAACGATATCACGGAAGAGCCCACCGTCTCCACGCCCACCACCCGCTGCCGCGCCTACGAACTCGGCACGCCGGTCAACGTCGATGGGCCGGGCGTCGCGTGGTACCTCGACAACGCCTCGGTGAGCGGTCGCACCGTGTCGTTCGGCGGCGCGTACGTCACGTTCGGCTATGGCGTTGAGGACGAAGCCACTTCCGCAATCCTCAACATCCCCATCACCTTGCAGGGGTCACCCTTCGCCCCAGGCGACTACCTCGTTGGCATCACACTCTACGCGGCGCAGGAGACCGACTCTCACGTCCTCGACGTGCTGCGGTTCTCGTCGTCGGAGGGCAACTCCGCCTCGGCCTCGTCTATAACTCCCCCCAACGACCCTGCGATCCCTGTTCCCTACACCTTCGCGGTCACTGTGTCGCACACAATCCTGAACGGCGACAACCTCGTCTTCCAGATCCGCGCGTCGCGAGAAACCGGAGGCGAGGGCGGGCACCGCATCTTCCTCTACGACTTTGTGCTCCCGACGAAGATTGGAAAGTGTGGGGGGGCTGGAATAAGATCCCGCTCCCGTCGCTACCGCCGCCGCTAACCCCAAGGAGTCCCATGTTCCAATTCAGCGACCTCTCGAAGGCGGGTTTCGACCCCCGCCCCGCCGTCATTCGCTCATCCGACTGGCACACCCTCTGCGAGTGCCCCTTCCTCTACCTTCTCAAGCACCGCCTGGGCATCTCTCAGCCCCTCTCCACGGCCCCCGCCCTCGGCCTAGGCACTTGGTCCCACCGCTCCCTCGAATGCTCCCTGCGAGGCCTTGAGGGGCAGGAAAAGACCCGCTTCCTCGAAGACGCCCTTCGAGAGGACACGAAGAAGGCCAACACAGCCCTAACGCCTCACTTCGCTCAGTCCTTCAACGAGGACAACGCCCACTGGATGGAGGTAGGCTTCATCTGCCAAGAGGAGGCCAACCGCATCCTCCCCCTCCCCCCTCACCTCTCCCTCCTCTCCTGCGAGGCCCTCGCACTCTCCACCCTAAAAGACCTTCTCTGGGGTGACTTCTGCGAAGAGGTGGAAATCGCCGGTCGTTTCGACGCTCTCCTCTACGACGAGAACAAGAACGAGATCTACATCCTCGACGCCAAGACCACCTCTATGTCCCCGGTGGCCCGCTTCTCCACCATCCCATGGGAGTACCAGACCCTCCTCTATCGCCTCCTCGCCCTCACCCTCCTTGAAGATGGAGTCATCCAATCCGTCTACAACCTCCCCCCCGACGCCTCCTTCGGTGGGATCATGCACTACATCTGGCAGATCCCCGGCATACGCATCCGCGAGGCCGATCGTAAAGCCGAGATGGTCGAAGGCTTCGGCTACGCCCGCGAGGTCTACCGCCAACGCTGCCGTGAGTGGTACCAAGCCACAGGCGAGTTCGCCAAGAACTCCATCCAGTTCGAACTCGAACCCCCCGTCCTCCTCCACATCACCCGCTGGGCCAAGAGCGAACCCCCCGTCGACGACCAATTCCTCACCCGCATCCTCCGTCACGCCCATTACTGCACCACCACCAACATGTCCGAGTTCTGGAAGTCCGACGACGGCATCCGCAACTTCGGTAAGGTCTCCCACTACGCCCCCTTCTACACCTCCCACCCCAGCGAGTGGCCCGACCTCATGCGCAACTTCACCATCCACTTCCGTGACCAACCCTACCCGGCAAAAACCACCCCCACCCCCACTTTCCTCTTCACCAACAGTTGAACTCCTCTTGCTAAAGAGGTATGATCTCTCAAGCGACCGCGAGGTCCCCCGATTCGCCCGTAAGCGACGGGGGCCATTCCAGAGGTGAGTTGAGTCGGACACTCCCCCCGCTGCTGAAAAGTGGCGGGGGAGTTTCACACTAGTTCTTTAGATGGAGATCTGAATGCCAACCACCGAAGTCCTCTCTAAGGGGTCGAGCGATCTGTTTGCCGACCTGCGGGGGAAGCCGTCCGGCGTCGATAGTCCCGACTTCTACAGACGCCGAATCACCATTTTCGGTCACACGGGTGCGGGCAAATCCACGTTCGTCGGAACCGACCCCAACCTCCTCAAAATCGACCTCGACCGCAAAGGCGCCGCCCCTCCGGGCCACGAAAAGTGCGGTCGCGTTCCCGACCAAGACTTCTCAGGCATCAACTGGGAATGGCTCTGCAAGGTCCGCGATCGTCTCGTCGACCTTGCCAAGAAGAACACCCCCGACCGACCCAAGATGGTCGTCGTCGACAGTGCGTGGGAACTCGTAGGCCATGCGATGGGCAAGGTCGCCCTCGACAAAGGCCGTGAGTTCCACGAAATCGACCCTCGCACCTCCTACAACCACGTCAATCAGCAGATCGTCGCGTGGCTTTGGTCCCTCATCAACGCGGGCTATGGCATCTGTCTACTCGCCCACATCGACACGAAGACCATCCGCCAAGGTGACAACACCCTCCTCGTCGACTCGGTGGGTGTCCCCGATTCCTGCTGGCGGTCCCTCTCCAAGATGATGAACATCGTCGGCGTGCTCGAAAGCAAGGTCGTCGACGAAATGGAACCCGTCATCGACGAGAAAACCGGACAGCCCGTCCTTCTCCCTGTCGTGAAGACGCCTAAGATGAAGGCCACTGGTCGCAAGAAGACCAGCCGTCTCTTCCGCCTCAACTTCAACGACAACCCCACTCACCCATTCTCGAAGATCGTGCGTCCCGAAGGTCCGATGCAGAACATCGAGAACATCGAATTGTTTAGTGGTTTCCAAAGTCTCAAGCAAGAGTTTGAGCGTGCCCAAGAAGAACTCGCATCTATGTCGAGTGACTGAAAGGAAAGAGTATGCCTATCAATGTGTCCGAGAACATGCGTCGCGCCGCTGCTGAGCAGCCCTTCGACCAGAAGGCCACCAACGAGCGGTTCTTCCCCGTCGGTAAGCACAACGCTTACCTCGTGGAACTCAACCTCGAAGACTTCACCTTCCCCTCCAGTGGCAAGGTGGTCCCGAAACTCACCCTCAAGTACGAGATCGCCGACGGCGTCAACGAGGGTCGTACCTTCACCACGACCACCTTCCTCGACTTCGGCCCCGAAGAGGGCCAATCCTCTGGTGTTGCGAAGGCCAAGGAGATCGCCTCCCGCGTGACCTCCGCCAACTTCAACACCATCATCGGCAGTGAGGTCGAGAACTTCGTCGACGCGGCCATCATCGTCGACCAGATGATCGCCGAGGCCGGGGGTCGTCTCCTCCTCGAGATCAACGGCTCGGTCAACGAGAAGAAGAAGCCCGACGGCTCGTTCGCCCGTTACGAGTCCCTCTACATCAACAAGAACCTCAACGCCTAACCACACCCGTCCCACGCCAGCCCTCTTGCCCGAAAGAGTAAGGGGGCTTTTCTTCTCCTCCCACCACTGACCTAAGGACCAACTCATGAATATGGACAAACTGAGTAAACTTCTACTCCACAGCGACAACTGGACCCGCGACGACTACACAGGAGACCTCAAGCACTCATCAGGCATTTCCGTTGGACGATGGGACTTTTCTAATGAGTACTTCGTTGAGATCCCCGTGGGGAAATCAGACGAACTCTTCATCATTGATGCTCCTCGCTCCGTCCGTAAGGCTGCAATCAAAAAACGAAGCCTTCTGTATACTCAAGAGCAAGTCCATAAAATCGAAGCCTCCCTCTCCGCACCTCGTACCCAAAGGAAGCACCGATGAACAACTGCAACTGCAAATGCAACTTCGAGAAGTGGGCATACGACAACCTCCACCCCTCCTGCTTCAAAACCCCCTTCAAGTACGAAATCCCCCCCGTTGACCCCCTCCGAGGCACGGGCCGCACCAACCGCATGATCTTCCGAGCCCTCGGCTCAGAGAGCAATCTCGTCACGCTCTTCTTCAAGACGCAAGCCGAAGCCGACCACCACGGCAGAAGAACATTCGACCTGTTGAAGTACACACTCAAACTGCGTGTTGAGGGCAACCACTCGAAGATTTTCGTCTACTCGCCAAGTGGACTTATAAGCAAGACTCTCATGTTCAAGCCTCACTACAACCTCCAACGGGCGATTGCTGGAGTCCAAAACTTCACTTACTTCGTGGACCATGCCTGTGAGGAGAACCTCAATGAGCAAGTATGAGAATGGGGAGATCGAAGTGACCGCTGGCGGAGGCAAGCACTCCCGCATCAACACGGCACCCTCCCTTCTCCCCCCAATCGCCGTCCTCGAAATCGGTCGCATCCTCAAAGCGGGCGCCGAGAAGTACGGCGTCGACAACTGGCGCAACATCCCAGTTCGCGACCACCTCGACCATGCCCTCAAGCACATCTTCGAGAACCTCGCCAACAACGACCCAGCCGAACTCATCAACGCCTCCTGTCGCCTCCTTTTCGCCGTCGAACTCACGCAACTAAGCGACCGCGAGGTTAGGGGTTCGGTTGAGCATCCTCGGAGGAGCGGAGAGACGGAGTACGAGTACAACATGAGGATGGGTCGACTGAGGGCGGCTCAACAACTGATCAACGACGAACAAGCACTCGCACTTGAGACGGCTCGGATGGAGAAGGAGGCTTATGAAACTGATCGACGGGATCTTTCGCAATAAAATCGGACGCGACATCTTCTACGCCAAGTACAGCCACGAAGGTTGTGAGACGTGGGAGAAACTGGCCCACACCCTCACGTGGGAAGTGTGCGGTGACCTCCTCCCCCGAGACACCGTCGAAGCGATCGAACAGATGATCGCCCAGATGAAGTTCATCCCTGGGGGTCGCTACCTCTACTATGCTGGCCGCGAAGCGAAGTTCTACAACAACTGCGCCCTCGGTCGCTGCGAGGAGGACAGCCGAGAAGACTGGTCCCGCCTCACCTACAAAACCACCTCGTGGCTCATGACCGGCATGGGCCTAGGCTTCGACTACTCAATCTACAGACCTCGCGGTCGCTCACTCTCGCGTACGGGCGGAGTCGCCTCCGGACCCCTCCCCGCGATGGGGATGGTCAACGAGATTGGTCGACGCGTCATGCAGGGCGGCTCCCGTCGCTCCGCCATCTACGCCTCCCTCGACCGCGAACACGACGATGTGATGGAGTTCATGGCTGAGAAGGATTGGGACAACCGCAAGGTCGCAGGCACCGACAAGTCGTACGGCGACCTCAAGCGTGCCGACTTCTTCTTCCCCTGCCCACTCGACAACACCAACGTCTCTGTCAACTACTCCGACAAGTGGCTCTCCCTTCCCGATCCCGCCTCCGACGAGGTGTTCCTCAAGAACTGCGAGTACGCCCTTCGCAACGGGGAGCCCGGCTTCTCGTTCAACTTCGGCGACAAGGCGAGGGAGACGCTCCGCAACGCCCCGGTCGCTGGCTCCACCCACGTCTATACCTCTGAGGGCATCCGTCAGGTGATCGACATCGTCAACATCCCGGTCACCCTCTGGACTGGCAAGCAGTGGGCCTCCGACGTGGTGTTCCGTTGCACGAAGGAGAACACCCCCACCATCTCCGTCAACATGACTGGTGGACGCCAAATCGTCTGCGACCCCAACCACGAGTTCCTGGTCGAACGCTGGTCAGGTAAGGGCAAGTCTCGAACGCTCGACACGATCGAGAGGGTTGCCGCGAAGGATCTCCAAGAGGACGACATTCTTCACGTCTCCCTCCCCACCTACGAGTCGCCAAACACCTCCGACTACATGTACGTCCTCGGTTATGCCTACGGAGATGGATCCTTCTCGAAGGAGGGTCGCTGTGAAATCACGTTCTGCTCGCCGGAGTCTAAGGAAATCGCTAGGGGACTAGCCGCCTTCTTCAACACCTACGGAACAGTGAATTGGGACGACTCTCGCGGTTATGCGAGGGTGTACTTCTCGAAGGACGTGTTCGGCTACCCCCGCTCGAAGGAGACGATCGGAGACGAGGCGTTGAATGAGTCCTTCATCGCAGGACTGTTCGACGCGGACGGCAACTACGACGCCAGCCAGAACGCGATCCGTCTTTGCTCCAAGCACGAAGGATTCCTCCATGACATTCGACGAGCCTTGGAGTGCATGGGCATCCTCTCCAATGTCTCCAAGAACGGCTCGTCCACCTACGGAGGCTCTCAGGTCTACCAGTTGGTGATCTGCCGTGAGTACAACAACCTCTTCCGTTCACTCATCCCCACCCGTCGACTCACCCCAATCGAGCACGACGCCTATCGCAAGTCTTCCGTTCGAGTCCTCTCTGTCAGCGAGGGTGAGACGCAGGATGTGTTCTGCTGTGACGTGAAGGTTGACGAACACACGTTCATGGCCGAAGGAGTCATCATCTCCAACTGCTGCGAGGTGACCTCCGAGGACGACAGCGACATCTGCAACCTCGGATCCCTCAACCTCTCTCGCATCGAGACGCTGGAGGAGTTCACCCAATGCGTCGAACTGGCCACCGCCTTCCTCATCTGCGGCACCCTTAAGGCCCAGTTGCCCACCCAGAAGATGTACATCGTTCGTGACAAGAACCGTCGTCTGGGCCTGGGCCTCATGGGGGTCCACGAGTGGCTCGTCACTCGCGGCTACCGCTACCAGATGAACGACGAGTTGCGTTCGTGGATGGAGGTCTACCGAGATGGCTCCCGCAAAGCCGCTGATGAATACGCCGCCCGCCTATCGATCAGCCGCCCCGTCGCGTGCCGAGCGATCGCCCCCACAGGCACCATCGGTATGCTCGCCGGAACGACCACAGGCATCGAACCGATCTTCGCGGTCTCCTTCAAGCGCATCTACCTCAAGAACAACGTCTACCACTACCAGTATGTCGTCGAATCAGCCGCTCGAGAAATGATGGCCACGACAGGCTGCCAACCCGACGACATCGAAACGGCTCTGTCCCTCGCCTCCGACCCCGAACGACGCATCTCATTCCAAGCGGACATGCAGGACTACGTCGACATGGCCATCTCATCCACCATCAACATGCCAGCGTGGGGCACCCCCTTCAATAGCAGAATGCGAGTCCCGCACTTCGCGAGCATCCTCGCCAAGTACGCCCCTCGTCTCCGTGGCATGACCGTTTACCCTGACGCAGCACGCGGCGGACAACCCCTCACCCCAGTCCCCTACAAAGAGGCCCTCAAGAATGTCGGAAAAGAATTCACCGAAACCATCATCCAGCACTCTGACATCTGTGACATCTCAGGGAAGGGAGGCCACTGCGGATCCTAACGAGATTCACATCCAAGAAATCATCCTCTCCACTTACCACGTAGCGAGTAGGTCGCCTTGCCTCACCACTCAGAACGGGGCGAGGGTGGGGATCATGGCCGGGTCCTCGTGGGGGTGGAACCACGCAGGCACCCCACACACCTATAACGACGAGGATGGGGTCGTCCACGCCGAAGTTCACGCCATCCTCCGCTGGGCCAGCGAACGAAGGGAGGTAGCCCCTAACATGTACGCTGTGTGGGCTTGCTGCTCCCATTGTGCCCAGTGCGTCGTCGAATCGGGTATTCGCACCCTCTACCGCTGTGCTGCCGCCATGCGTCGCGAGCATCCCAAATGGGCCGACACCATCATCAGGGGAGACAAGATCCTCCTTGACTCAGGCGTAAAAATCATCGAAGTCGAACCTCATCCACAATGGGGCTACCCAACCCTCCGTTTCCGTGAACGCCTGTGGAACCCCATCGACGGTTACCTAGACTCGTGACTTGACGCTCGGGTAACTCAATGGATAGAGTAGGGGTTTTCTAAACCTCCGGTTGTGGGTTCGAGTCCCACCCCGAGCATTCCCACCCCCCGGCGTCTCGGAGATGCGGCGACCGGGGTTTAAGCGACCGCGAGGTTATTCGTCTTCGTCGTCGTCCGGGGTGAGGGTTTTGAGGATGCTGGAGATCTCGCGGATCTCCATGTCAAGGTCGTGGGGACCGAAGGTGAGACAGTGCTCAGCGGGCCACGACTGGTCGAGGGCTAGGCAGGGCAGAACACCCTCACCTCGGTAGTGGGAGGCGAGGTGACCCACCCCGTTCTCGTCCCTCCAGAACCGGAGGACGTAGACTTCCTCGTGCTGCTCAGTGAGGTGACAGAGGACACTCTCGACCATCTTCTCACGACTGATTCCGCCAAGCCTGGGGTCGTTCGGTTGGTTCGAAGTCATGGGCCACTGTCCCGTCTGCCGCTTGGAGGATCTCGACCTTGCACGTCCAGTCGCGTGAGGCCCTCAATCGTCTTCCAAGGCGGACTTCCCCGTACGCGAATGCCCGACCCCACTCCTGCTTACTCTTCTTGTTCATGAAGGTAGGATTGAGCGGGCCTAGGGTGCCCGTGTTGGCGTAGAAGCGGGGGAGGTAGGGCCCGGACGTGTTCACCCTTACCTGTCGGACGGCGTGAGGTTTGTGGCTGTCCCCGCTGACGAACAAGCCATTGTCCACACCGAATTCTAGGCAGTCGTACTTGGGTCCGTTGGCCCCCTGACGATATCCATGAATCACCGTCAGTTGGCCCAACCTCAAAGCGTTGCCTGTTTGGAAGTTGTACGGAACAAACTTGAAGTGATGAAAGTGCTTCAGTCTGGTCCGATAATCGAGGGAGTCCCTGATGTTCTTTGGGAATCTGTTAGGGGCTCTGATGCGGAAGTCGTGGTTCCCCTCCACCCGCCAATGCTCAGCGTCCGGGGCGGCATCCAGCAGCAACTCATCCCCCTCGTTGCAGGACTCAAACTCGTCCTCGAGCGTCCAGGGGTCCTCGTTGGGCCACACACTCGGCGCCGACGCCTCCAGCCAATCCCCTCCGTCAATGACGTAGTGGGGCCGATACTCCCGGATGAACGCGGCCACCTTCCTCAGCGAGGGCCAATGCACCAGCGGGTGGTGCCTGTCACTTAGGATGACATAACGAACCCACTTAGAACCCACCGAGGGGGCCGAAGACTCTCGTTTGGTTGACTGGCTGCTCAAAGCGGTTCTCCCGTTGCAGTTGCTCCAACCTCTTCATCAACTCCTCATTCGAGGGCTGACCGGAGGTTCTTGCCGCCATCCGTTGCGTCGCCGTGTCAAACTGCGAGAACGTTTGAGCGTCAATGCCCAACTGCGGTCCCATGCCTTGTGCAACCCACTCAGTCATTCGAGCCCTCAACTCTTCGGGCATCGAATTCAACGTGCGCTCCACGCGGGGGACGGTTCTGTTGTCAAGGAAAGTCTTAAGGTTCTGCTTGTCCACACTGAGACGGAAGCCGAACTTGTCGTAGAACGCCTTCTCCAGATCACTCGCCTTCTTCAAGTCGTTGGCGGCGATCGCTCTCATGTACTCCTGCCTATAACTGGTCATCTTCTCCCGGTCCTTCTGCAACTGCTTGATGATGTCACCTTCGCTGTTGTACAGACCGAACCGGCTAAACCCCAACCCCTTCAGAAGAAGCCTCATCTTGCTCTCGTACGTAATCAATCGTCCAGTCGAATCGTACAAAGGGACCTGCCCATCCGGGGTCATCTCATCCCACCCGGCATGAGTGGTCGCATAGAAGTTGTCAAACTTGGCCGGAGGCAGAATCCCCGCCGCCCTACTCAGTGCCAACCCGCCAGGCGCGAACAAAGGCAAACTTCTCGCGATCGCGTCCCTCTCCCCACTCATGATGCCTGACGTGAACTTCAACGGAATGTCAATCACGGGAGGCAGCACCCTATTCAGCCCCTCCGTCCCCAGCCCCGTCATCAACTCCGTCACCGTCCCCACCGCAGTCGTATCAAACAGATCCAGGCCTGCCTGCTTCCCCGCCTCATTCAACAGAGACGAGTATAGAATCATCCTGTTCGCATCCACCGCAAAGTTGAGCATCGAGTTGGACCCGCCGTACTTGCGGTACTCCCACGGGCTGATGGCCGTTCTTAGAGGGAACGTAAGGAACTGCCTCAAGAGGGGTTGACTAAAGGGGCTGCTCGGATTGAGGAACAGCATGGGGGTGTTCATCAGATCCGGTGTGAACTGAGACTCCTGAACCAACCGCCTCACGAACCCCTTCGTGTCCGCATTCCTCAACTGTCCAGCAGCATCAAGCGTCCCATCCAACCCATCCTCGATGGCCTTGAAGCGAGCCGCATGAGCCGACACACTCCTATTGAACCATTCAGCCATTGAGAACCCCTTGAGGAGGAACTCATTGAACCTGCTAAGCCCAGACTCATCCCTCAGAACTCTCAACGGGGCGTCCAACTGCTCAACCATCTGATCAATGTTGGGAGCAATGTCCGCATCATCCGCCATCCGAAACGCCCGCTGCGTCGCTGGACTGATCGCCCGCTGCCCCGCTCTTCCCACCCCCAGCGATGCCACTTTCGACCTCTCAGACGCGTACGCAGCCGCATCCTTGAACGCCTCTCCATACCCCTTCAACAGGTTCTTCAGCCCCGTCACTCTAACAGTCGTGGCCCAAGGCTGCGTCAGGTTCACGAGGGCCGACGGCACATTCGCACCAAGTGTCGACGCGTAGAACCACTTGGTCACCGCATAGTCAGCAGACTTCCCCGTGAGGGGCTCGTCCGCGAAGTTCCGCATGTGGCTCACAAACGACCCAAGGCCCGCCTTGTTCATCGGCCCGCCAAGATTCGTGTCATCAAACACGCTCTTAGTCCATGCCTTCATCTGATTCACCATCGAGGTCATGAGGCCCTGCTGCAATCTCTGCGACCCCATTGCCAAGGGCAGATACACCTCTGTCAGGGCATCCCTCGCGTACTGAGAGTACGCATCATTCCCCTTGTCAAACAGGTGGAACGCTCGATGCACCACATCGAAGTTCGTCCAACCCCCCACGGGCTCAGGCAAATCATCAAACGTATCCAGAACACTCCCGGCCCCGCTCGAACTGGAGGTCTTCATCAACTGCTCATAACGAACAGGATTGACCTCCTTGAGTTTGTCAAGGACGCTCTTCTGCCGCTTCATCGCGGCCCTCACACTCCCATCCACCTCGTCAACAAACATCGTCCGCAGCCGACTCGTATCATCCAGATACGAACTCATGGCCTCGAACGCGTCCATCTTGTGCAACCTCACCACATCCGCATCAACGAGGCCGGACTGCATCTTCCGCTTGACCGCCGCCCCCTGATCCCTCAGCAGCCCAAACTCCTCTCTCCGATCGTTGCGGACGAGTCCCAACCGATCGAACAGATTCAGTTCCACATCGTCCCAGAGCGACTCATGAACCTCCCGGCCCACGGCGTTCGCTCCGGCCTTGAACTGCCTCGGCACATCCCTACCACCTTCCCTCAATCTCCGCACCTCATCAAGAGACACCTCTCTGATTCCGTTCATCCCTCTGCTGTAGTAGCGGGCGGTGTTCCTGGGTGCGTAGAAGGGCTGAGCCACGAACGACTCGCGGATCAACTCCTTGAAGTTGTCCATCGACATCGCCCCGGCCCTCACATTGTCCATCGTCTCGTTGCCGAGCAACTTCCCGATCATCGCGACACCCACATTCGAGGTGTTCACATTCCGATTGCTCGCCAACGACCCGCTCGCTATCCCCCTATAAATCCTCTCCAACTTCTTCTCATCAACAACGCCACTGGCCTTGTCCACACCAAAGACGTCGAGAAGCAACTCATCATACTTAGACCTCATAGCGACCGCGAGGTCGTAGACTCCTCTCTTCTTCATCTCCCCTTCGAGGCGAGAGGCATCAAGGATGGCGCGAGCGGGAGCCTCGTCAAACTCCACAACCATCCGCTCCCCCGCCTTATTGAGCCGGGCGATCTTCGACGTGTGATCGACGTGCCTACCCGACAACCACGCATAGATGAGAGCGGAGTCCTCCTGACCTTGGGCCTTATTCGAGAGCCGCTTCACCTTGAACATCTCAGAGGCAACGTCATCGCCGTGCTTCTTGAGAAAGTCCAGTCTGTTCTTGTTGAGCATATCGAGGACGCGAATGGTCGTCTCGTCCTCGAGGATGTTGTTGCCGGTCTTCGGATTCAACTTCCCCATGAACCCGAGGTACATGTTCCCACCCTTGCGGAGGATGGGGTTGTACGCATCGGACACCCTAAAGAACTCTCCAGCCCCTCTTCTCATCTGACGAGAAAGGCCGGGCAACTTGAACGCGAACTCCGCCCCCACAGACGCCATGAAGAGGGGATCTGTCAATAAAGCGACCGCGAGGTCTTTAAAGGGGTTCCCGTCGAGTTCCTGCCTGATGCGGGAGGCGAGCGTCGAATTCTCTTGGGCCGTTCGTCCGGTGATGGGAACGATGCCCGACCCCAACTCTCGGTCAATCAGGTTGTAGAAGAGGATCTCGGGGTAATCAAAAGCACCCACCCTCTCGTAGACGGGCGGGGGCTTGGTTGGGAAGAGATCTTCGCCACCGAGATTACTCGTCGGAAACTGGCTCATTGATCAGGTTGCCGAACACCTCCTCATACCAATTAGTCGACTCGCTCTTCACGTAGTCGACACGCATGAGGATAGGCTTCTTCCGTTGAATATCCACCCCCCACGCCCTCTCCAACTCCCCCTTCTCCTCCTCGAACCCCTCAATCGTGACAATCCAGACTGGGGCATCGAGGGTATTCACAGCGAGAAAGACCGACTGTGCCACCAATCGGGGGTCACAGTCGGTCTCTTGCTCGTTCAACCGATGCACGACGAGGACCAGATTATTCACCTGACCCCTCATCACTCGCTTGCTGATGCGCCCGTCAAACGACGACGCATCGTGGCCCCCTTTGCGAAGGGCGGAAACTATCGAATCCCGTGTGGGCCCTGGGTGACCAGCGACCAAGTAGTCGATGTGTGTGTCCATCCTCTAATCACTGAACCCAGGTTCTCACAGTGAACGCGATCTCAACAGGGCTCGTGATCGTATCACTGGTCCCGAGATCCAGCAACGCATACAGCACATCTCCGTCAGCGAGCAATACCGAATGGTCCTCCAACGCGCTCAGGTCAAACGCGACCACAGTCCCTTCGTTCGAATCAGTCACGGCGAGAGTCGCAACCACCGAACCACCAGCGGGGGTGGGGGTGGCAGCCGGAGACTTCACGATGCTGATCGTCGCGTTATCACCGGAGGCCCAACCTCGCAGCAGGACCTCCACGTCCTCGACACGAGCGGCCTTGTTCGCCACAACAAGCGCCGTATAGACGCCATCGGTCGAACCGATCGACTTCACATCTCTCCACCACGAACGCGGCAGCATTGCCGGATCTCTCTTCGAATATTCAGCCATCTCTAACTCCTCAGCGCATCATCTCAAGGATTGCTTGTTCAACCACATCCCTATTGGGGCTGCCCCCAAACACTCTTGCGCCGGGAGCCAACTTCTCACCGGCATTCAACTCCGCATACAGATGAGGATCCATTGTAGCCAGCATCGCCTCATTTTCCATCATCGCCCGCTGCAATCTCTGTTGCCTCAACTGCATCGCCACTCCGGTAGGCCCCTCCAACTGACGCCTCGCAGACCTCTGATTTCCGCCAGAGAAGAAGTTGCCCACATCCCTGAAGATGTTGGGATTGATGGCCGACGCGATCGCCAACGCACCTCCAACCACCCCCGCCCCTTTCAGCAACCCCCTTCCCCCACCCTTCTTAACGGGGGCATCAACGGCGGCATCCGCCACATCAGCCGCAGAGGAAGCGACTCTTCCGGTGAGCAGTTTGGGTTCTCTCCCTCTCACAGGAATGGGGGAGTTGCCCGCCGCCGTAGTGCCTCGGGAGGCTCCGGCGACACGAGTGGTGCGATCGCGGACGGCCTGCTCCTGGTTGATGAGGCGGAGGGCGTCGGCCTGCTCCTTCTTCGTCATCTTCTGGAACGCGCCCGACCGTTGCTGAATCCTCTCAGCCTCAGCCGCCTGCTCAGCCCGGAATGCAGCCGTCGGCCCGGCCCTATAGGGCTTCTTCCCACTCCCGGCAGGCAACTGACGCTGCTGCCCCTGAGCGAGCATAGCCGCCAAAGCAGCCATCGCCTTATCCTTCGACACCTTCGGCCCAGTTGACCTCGCGGTCGCTTTCCCCCTCGATCGTCCAGTCTTCGTGGCCTTCGGAGCCTTGGCGCCAAGGATGTTCTCGCCCAACGCACTCTCGAGGGATCGAAGGCTACCCTCGACGCCGCCCTCCTCCGACCGCTCCATAAGAGCGGCGGAGAGAATGCGAGCCAGTTCCTCTTGGGGGTCCCGAGGAACTCGTCTGACCTTCAGTTTTTCGACGGGGCGACGCTTGGCCATATTAACCTCCGCTAGCCATCATATACAGTTCAGCGAACGACGGCGTGGGACGCACGGCCTTCTGTCTAAGAGTCTCCATCTTATTTCCGATGATCTCGGACGCCTGCACATCAGCCATCGTAGGACTTCTCGCCCCCTCAAGCCCTCTATACAGACCCATCTGGCCTTTGAGTCGCTGGTTGGTGTCGAGGATGTCGTCCATATACATCTCTTGGTCGAAGACCTCTCGGAACTGACCGGCCTCCATCAGCGCCTCTTCCTCGGCACCCTCTCCCCCAAGAGCCCCCATGATGGGGACGACGTTGAGACCTGCGAGACCCGCCCACAGCGGATCCAGTCGACGTTCTCCCGCCTTCAGTTCGCCACGAGCGACACGATCCTGCATCGACTTCGTGTACCAGCGACTCTTGACGTTGGCGGCTGCCCCTCGCTTCGCGACACCCTTGATGCCTGAGCGAGCGGCGGCTCCACCGGCTTTCCCAACGGCGCCTGCGATGGCTTTCTTGGCGGCGGGTCTCCCCAGAAGGGAGAGAGCGGCCATAAGGACGGGGATTGCAAGTTGAGCGGCCATTATCCACCTCCCGCGATCTCTTCAAGCGTGCGGATGTAGTCCTCGTCGCCCTGCATCTGACCAATGAGGTTGGAACGAACGCCCTTCTTAAGAACCTCACCCTCGGCGTCCTCCAGACCGTAACCGGCCTCCTCCGCCATCCGCTGGGCTTCCTCAAGGTCGAAGCCTTGATTGCGGAGTTCGGTGAGGGCGTCAACCAACTGGTAGACCTGATCCTCCTCCAATCCGAACAACTCTCGGTTCTCAATGAAGTCCGCGATGCCGGGCTCCTGCATCAACTGGTCTCGAGAGGTTCTGCCAGTACCGGCGGTGATCCTGTCCATGGCGATGCCGAACTCTTCGGCGAACTTCCGATCCCCAATCGAACTGTCGTAGTGCTTCTTCGTGAGGGTGATCATCGTCCGAAGCCCGCGAACATCGTCAGAGTGGTCGAGCCACCACTCATCATTCGCGGTGTCTTGAGCGGCTGTGGCGAAACTCTCCATCGAGTCCATCAACGCATCAAACTGGAGGGGGGTCATGCTCTGCTGAAGACGCTTGGTGGCCGCAGCCAACTCCGCATCCTCCGCATCCCCCGGCAACCCTTCTCTGCGAACGGCGGTGGCCTTACGAGCGGCCTTGTGCCACTTCTCGAACTCGTCAGCCGAATCCAGAGGAACCGCGTCAATGCTGACGAGACTCTTGGTCATCCTCTCAGCGCCAAACACGTCCCTCCAAGGCAGACCGATTCCAGCCTCATCCTTCGTCACCAAGAACTTGCCCAGTGACTCAGAGATGTCGGTGGCGAGACGTTCGCGGAGTTGGACCTGCTCGTCCATCGCTCTTTGCATTCGCGTCTTGAATGCCTCGATCTCAACGTCGCTCTTCCCTTTGAGGGCTTGATAAGCGGCAGCCGCAGCGGACGTTTGTGCGTCAGCCTGTCTCTTGGCGGTTCTAGCCGCCTCCCATTCATTGTCGTCGGTGTCGAGACCTTGCAGCAGGGCCTCCGCTCTCTTGTTGGCGGCGGCAGCCTTTGCAGCCTCAAGCCGGGCGTTGTCCTGATACCGCTTCTGGTCAATCTCCCTATCTCGTTCGAACTGCTCCTGCTGAAACAGAAGACCTCTCTCTTGGGTGGAGGCCTCCTGCGTCATCCCCTCACGCTCAAGAGTGCGGTCCTTCTCGGCCTCCGCCCCCTGGAACTCCATCCCCTGCTGAGTAAGGGCAACTTCCTGCTGCATCTGTTCGCGGGCGAGTTTGGCGTCCATTTCCGCCATCCTCATCTTCGTCTGGGCTTCCATCTCCGCCTGCATCGCCCGAACCCCACGCTCGGCGGACTGATTGCGGTTCTCGGCGATCTGCTGCACCGCGAAACCCGTGCTCTGCGTCGACGGATCGACGAAGTTCACACCAGGACTCACACTATTGGGCTGAGGAAACTGACTCATCGCTGCATCCCCTCGGAGGCGGGCTCAAACTCTTCGTCCTCGCCCCCCCTATTGGCCCTCACGTAGTCCCTAGCCTCGTCGCCCTGCGATCCCCAGTTCCACTGAGGTCCGAAGGGGGCCGACTCACTCCCACCCCCGCCCATAAAGCCGGACGGACTAAAGACACCGCCTCCGCCGCCGCTGGACTCGATAGCCATCAGTTGGGCGAGGCCGGTCACCTGACTAACAACAGTCTCCGGATTCGACCGGATGAGATTGCTGAGGGTGACGAGGCCTCCCAACTCTAGTTCGGTCGCAGCCGCCTCAGCCGCCATCCGCATCGACGCAGCCTGAGCATACATCCCCTGCCTCATCTGCTGACTTCCGAGCCGCTGCTGGTTGAGGTTGAGACCGAGAGTCGCCCTCGCTTCGTTGTACTGGGCCCCCAGTTGAGCGGCCACGGCACTCGTCTGCTCGTTGACTCCCAACCGGATGCGTTCCTTCTGGGCCATCTTCTGAGCGGGAGTGAGGTTGGGATCACTCTCAATCTCGAAGAGACTCTGCTCAACATTCCGTCTCATGCCGGTGATCTGAGCCATCGTCTGCTGAGCGCTGAGATTCTTGTACTCACCGAGAATCTCGTCACTCTTCTGCTCGAAGAACGCCCTGTCCTCCTCGGCCAGTCTCGTCAGTTCGTCAGCCTGCTCGAACCCAACATTGCGGGCTCTGTCGGCAGCGGGATCAATGCGACCGGCGAACTCTTGATTCACCAAGTCCAAACGCTGCCACTGTCGATCAGCAGCCCCCTGCATCCGCTCATAGTCGCTATCGACAGCCTGACGGAGCATGTCCATCGTGGACATCTCACCACCCTCGCCCCCATAAGTGGAGATCTGATCCCCACCCCTACTCATGTAGTCCCTCTGCATCTGACCGAACGTGGCGTCCGGAGTGAATGCACCGGGCCTCGCGGTCGCTGGACGAGCGAGAGTGCGATTGTCCACGTACTCCCCAAACGACATGTTGGGGTTGTTGACGCGAGGCAGCCCGTTCGCGTTGTAAAGCGACCTCCCACCATCTCTAGAATTCGACGGAAGGTTGGAGGGGGGAACCACCTGCATCTGAGAGCCTTTGGCCCTCCGATTGATGGCGCCGCCGCCCATGTTGCCACGAGCAGCCCCGCTGAGGGCGGCTAGGCCTCTGGTGAAGGATTGACCGCCCCCAGAGAACCCTCGATTGTCAGGTCCGAATGCCATGTTAAGCCCCCTCTGGATTATACGTCCTCTCAATATTACCATTGACGGTGACCGAAATCAACACGAAATCCAAGTCTGCCGCCATCACCTCCACCACCGGGAACAGGAGCGACCCTGCCACTCCAAACTCCCCAAGCGGCGCGTGGTATCTGCCGGGATTGTCCGCCACGGCCACCACAGCCGTCTCCCTGTCCTGATACGACCTCACCACCCTCTCCACCACAGGATCTTCCGACAGGCCGCTCAGAACGGACGCCTTGAACACCGCCACATTCGCGTTATCGGAGGCGTCCCCGTCAACGCTAATAAAGTGGCACCCTAGAGATTTAATTGTGCGTCTGCGGAAGTAATCCTGACCGGCCCCCCTATACGAATCGGCTCCCCCAAACTCCGACTCGAGGCCAATCTCCCAACCCACCCATCTGAATCTCACCGGGCTGATAACAACCGTGTCCCCCTCATCAATGGTGACGGGAGAGTCCACAGTGAAGGTGGTGGGTCCAGCGGAGGTCGCCGACTCGACGATGCCAGTAATCTCCCGAATCTCCCACTCGGAGTCCCCGTTCATGAAGGCGATCTTGCACCCAACGATATCGTTAGTGTCGTAGCCCTCATCGACGACGCGGACGTTGGTGGTGGCGGTTGCCGTAAAGTCGACCGTGGTGACCACCGGGCCCGAGGGGTCCAGTAGGTCCACTCGCCCCTTCTCCCTCTTGTCATCGAAGCGGTAGACGATGCCCTTGTTGCTGAAGAACTGGGCTCTCTTCAGTTCGCTCCCCGACGAAGGAACAACGCCATAAGAAGCGACCGCGAAGTTCGTGTCCCAGATCTCCGACACTGAGGAAGTGGAGAACCAGAAGCACACCGTCTTCTCCTCAACGGGGTTGAGGATGAAGATGGCGTTCATCGAAGGGTCAAAGGTGACGTAGCATTCTTCGAGAGAGTCGGCCCAGTCCTCGTACACAAGGCGGTCGATGGCGTTGAGGGGCTCGACGTTACCCTGACGATCGACGCGGAGGAAACCGTTCTTGCTGAGGTAGTAGGCGGAGTTCTCAGCGGTGCCGACGGCGAACTGCCCAACAACCCCGAACCCCTCATGCATTCCCTCAGCGATCACCTGAATGCCGCTCTTGATGACAAGGTAGATTCGGTTCTTACTGAACCCATAGAGGAAGCCACCGACCCTCGCAAACGCGAGGGGCACATCGGAACTGTCCTCCATAGGGAAGCGGTTGTCCGGGGGGAACAGTTCGGGGCTGATGGTGGTGGGCGAACTATAACGAATCTCGCCGATGGCGGTCACGTCGTCACCCACCTGATCCTGCGAGGACACTACGAGCATCCCCTGGTAGTGAGCGGCTGCCCTGCCGAAAGGGATATCCTCGAGGAACTGAGCCGAATTGTCGTACAGAGGTTGGATGCTGAGGGGGTAGTCCTCCAACTCGAAGAAGTGGGTGTAGGTGCCTCCGTCAAGAATGAAGTCGTCCACCTTGTCGAGGTTGTAGATGCTGCTTGCAAAAGAGCCACCCGCCGTAGTCACCTCGAGGGAGCGGTAGACGCGGATCTGATCGAATCGGTTGGCCAAGTTCGTCGCGTTCGTGATCTCCAACTTGATGTAGCCGCTGGTTGCAGCCTCATCAGGCGCCGATCCCACAACAGGAAAGTCAGACGAGGTGATCTGGACAGGTTCGGCCAACGCACTGAGTCTGCCGGTGATCGAATCCCTCAGTTGGTAAGTGAACGCATACGAACCGGGAGGTAGAAGGACTCCCTCTTCGCCGGAGGGGAGGGTGTCGACGACAGTGACGGTGAGTTCGCCGACGATGCCCGAACCGTGATCGGTGTTGGGGGCCTTGCCCGGCCCAGTGTCAGCAACAACCACGCTCTCATCGGTGGCGTCGGGGTCGACGTAGAAGAGCACGGGCTGAAACCCCTCTCGGAAGATGTACACGAGTCGCCCAACAACAGCCACATCCATCGGCTGATCGGCAACAGAGGAACCGCTGGTGATCTGCTGGATGTGCCACTCGCTCCCATCAAAGTACTCCACCACAATGTAGTCGGTGGAGCCGTTTGTGTAGCGAACGACGTAGCCGTGGTAGATGTCGGAGGAGCCGACCTGAAAACTGATGGGGAAGACGTTGTGCAGAGTGTCGATGGTGTAGCCCGTGCTATCCGACGAGAGGGGAGTCATCGCACCCAACTGGCCCTCTCGCTTGAAACCTCCGAACACACGAACGCCCCCTTGAACCCTACCATCAATGCCGACGAGTTCGGGGCAGAACCCCCTCTCCATACCGACGCGACGAGTCCGCTTCGATTGGCTGATTTCGCTGGTGCGGTAGTTCCAAGTTTGATCGACGACTCTTCCTCTCATCGCACCAACTCCTCGACTGCTTCCCGCACACCCTTCGTCTCCATAAACTCGTCGAGGGGTCCACCCTTCGAACAGTTGATGAGTCGCACCCCAAACTTCGACGCAGTGGGTGTCCCTTCTCTCAACCCCTGGATCACTCGTGCGAAGATCGTCACCTCGCGTTTGGTCTTATGGGCCTCGGAGATCTTGTCCTTCGAGAAGGGGTAGAGTTTCATGTCGGGCATCTTGAAGTCCGACCCCACAATGAGGAGGTTCTTGAAGCCCATCCACGAGCAGACGTGGAGCCCGAACAACAACCCTCTATTGTAGGAGCGACAGATGGGTAACTTCCCATCGCAGAACCTACTACTTGCGTCTTTTGGTCCGCCTGCGTAAGGCAACCCTACGACGTTCGGGTAGGCGCGGTAGTTGCTTGCGTTTCCTTGACAGATGAACTTGGGAACCTCCTTCGACAAGAATGCTGAGTCGAAAAACTTCTGCACATCCACCCCGCACCAGTAATCCAGCGAGGTCAACTGGTACGCTCGGTTGATTCCAACGACAGGAACGCCTCTCTCTTGTCGCGCCCATTCAACTTCCTCCCTCACTCTATCAAAATCGTGACCGGGGCAGGCGACAATCGCCGTCTTGTGAGCGGGAATCTGCGGAGGTTTCACTTCAGCCATTCGAACGATCCTCAAGCGACCGCGAGGTTAGGGGGTCAATGCGGGTGGGGATTTGGGGCATGGGGGGGAGGGGGCGGGGCTGAGTCATGGCTTTGAGGAAGCGAACGACGAAGATGGCGGTGAGTCCGCCGAAGAGGGTGTAGAGGAGGAGGTGGGGCCAAACGTGGGAGAAGAGGACGAAGAAAGAGGCGAACCAGAAGGAGAGGCAAGTGGGGCAGTGCCAGAACTGTCGCCACCACTCCTTTTCGATGAGGGCCGATGCTTTGGTGCGGAACCAGCGGAGGGGGCCGAAGGGCATTTCGGAGATGGCGGTGGCGAGGCCAACGGCGGAGAGGATGGAAAGGATGAAGGCGAGGAGGTTCATGGGAGGTTTCCTTCGAAGTCACTGCTGATCTGGTCTTTCTCGACGCAACCACAGCCCCGCCACGAAGCGGCGCCCATACCACCCATCATATCACAGAGGGCGTAGTTTGTCGCCGAAACACCCACAGTAATGACTCCGAGGGTGCGATTGTCGACGTCGTTGGCGGTGTAGGTGGATGTGCCCCCCACGTAGAAGTTTTCGGAGGTGGTGGGGGTGGGGATAATGCGGTCACAGACGGTTTGGGTGAAGTGACTAGTATTTACCCCGGACGTGTCGGTGGACGAGAATACGAAGGAGCAGGTGGGGCCGTTGAAGGTGTTGGCGACTGAGAAGAGGATGGAGGAGGAAGAGGGCTTGTAGCACTCGAAGTTGAAGCGGGCCACCCCTGGAAGGGCACTGTCGTAACCCATGTCGGCAACCGTGAAAGCCCACGCAGTGTTTGAGAGGGTTGACGGGGACGAGGAGAAGTTTCGGGCGACAGCATAAACGCCCTCGACTCCTGCGGTCTGGATTGAGGTCAAACCCGTCCTCAGTTGTTCGCAGTCGTTTTGGGTGGGGGGAGTGGGACGGAGGATGGAGGGGACGGATCCTTCCCACTGGCGCAGAAGAAGACCATTGGTGTTGTAGCGACCCACGTTCCAGAGGGCGGTGAAACTGGTGTTCGCCTCTTCCCCGAAGAACCACTCCCCGACGGTGGGACAACAGCCAGAGGGCTCGGTGACTCCACAAAGGGGATCGTCAGGGTCGAGTTCTCCGGTGCAGCACCTACTGTCAATGACGTTGCCGTTCTCGTCGACGCAGGCGGCGTTTTCACACTCATCCGCTAGGCCCGCGGTGGGGGCGTCTGTGCCCCAAACGCACTTGAGGACGGAAGTGTCTTGTGAGTAGGAGGCGGAGATGTCCAGCGAGCGATCAACATCGAAGGGGGGCCCTGACTGGGTGGTGGTGCGTGAGGCTGTGAATTCCCACGAGTCGGGCACGGTGGTGGAAGTGAAGGTGTCTGATTCGGAGTCGCCCAGAACACCCCTCAAAGTCGTCTCTTCGAGGGAGCGAGAGAGGGTGTCGGAACCGTCGGTGGTGGAGAGGTTGATTCGATAGGCAACACCGAAGTAGGCACAGACGTTGCCGTCCTCATCCTCAAAGAGTTCGATGTTCAACTTGAACTCATCAACGTCGAACGAGCCGGAGAGACCGCTGGCCTTGAAGAAGGTCAAACTGATTCGAGAGGTGGGGCGATCGGAATAGAAGTGTTGACCGAGGTAACCCTCTAGGTCGTTCAGGTCCATCGTGGCGGTGCGTGATCCTGAGAATCCGTCGCTATCGGAGAAAGAACCATCAATGGAGATGGAGACGGTGCCTGTGACGGTTGACTCTTCGGAGGGGGGGTTGAAGCCTTTAGCGGCGATGATTTCTCTGCAACGGACTTGGAAGTTGTCTGCGAAGTTGATGTCGATGGAGGCGGTTACGTCGATGGTTGAGGAGTTGGTGTAGGAGCCGCCGCTGAAAGTGAAGTCAGACTCGGCGTAGGTTGAGGCGGTGATGGAGGCGATGAGGGAGAAGGAGCCATCGGGATTTTGACGGAGGGGAAAGACGTGGGTGCGTTGCCACACAAGGTCGTCACCGCTTTGGAACTCGTCCTGAGGAACGGGGGCGTCGGGGCAGCCGTCGCAGCAGTCTTCACAGATGGCTTCGGTGCATTCGTCTGAGGTTGATTCGGGAACGATGACTAAGGGCTGGGGGTCTGGGTCACCCGGCCTCTTGAACACCAGTCTTCCGTCTTTGATGACAACTCTTCCTGCCATATCAAGAGCACTCGTAACGGAGGGGCACTTCGTTGCACCAAGTCAGGTAACCAAATTTGATGCCTCCGGTTCCAGGGGTGCCGCCTTTGTAGGCGGACAAGAATCCGTGAGTTGCAGGATCATACCCCAGACCCTCAATTCGGTTGTCGGGGGTGTAAGGAGTGGGGTTGGGAATCTCGAGGCCTGTATTCACGTCGACGGCGATGTAGTCGGGACGCTCCGGGTCGGCGGAGGCGGAGTCCTCAACCAACTGGACGAGGGTGATGGGATTTCGTTGATTGTCAATTTCGACGAGGCAGAGGCGGATGTCGGTGTCGCCGTCGTACTCGATAGAGGTGACTGAGAGGATTCGGCAGGGGGAGGAGACCCACGAGTTGACGAGGATGCCAGAGGCCCCACCTCCTTGTGCGGCGAATGGGACTCGTTCCACCGCATAAGATGCGGCGATTGCCTCGGAGAAGTCCACCCACGCCCACGCAGTCCCCCCCGTCATCGCATAGCCCGTGGCCCCATTAACGATTTCTTCGGCGGCGATAGCGACAGGACGAAACTGAGCGACGCCTGTGGAGGCTGGGGTGGTGATTTCGAGGGAGGCGGTCATGAGTGGGTCGGAGGGGTCGTAGGAAGAGCCGTTGTCGAAGGAGCCAACCTCCAACGTGACGTAGGCACCTGCTTCGATGGTGACGCCCGTGGAGTTCTGGATGGTGATGAGGGAGGAGCCACCACCCGGGGCGCCTGGGGCTCCAGGGGGGCCCTCAGGACCGGCGGGTCCGGCCACCGAAGTCCCGCCCCCTCCCCCCGTCCCAAAGAGAGGGGGAATGTTGATGCCGTTGATGGAGATGAAGGGGCGGGCGGTTGGAGTTTCGAAGTTGTAGAGGAAGCGGGGTTGTCCGGGATACTCCACGTAGGCGTGATCGCGAACGTCACCGCCACTCCTGCCGTACGAGAGGCCCTCACGTGAAGAACCGGCCTGCCACCCGTCCCCGTAGGAGGAGGAGAGGAAGCGGTTGAGTTGGGGGTTGACGATGCCGCTGAGGTAGGAACCTAGGCGGGAGGCATCACCGGAGGGGGAGTTGGAGAACATTAGCGGGTGAACCTCCACAACTGGTTCTGCATAAGGTCCCGGTTGTCACGGGTGTCCTGTTCGAACACCTTTCCTGTGCGAGCGTTGAGGAAGGAGTGAGTGTCGCGAACGGTCTTGAGGGCTGAGGCGTATTCACGACGGATGGCTTCGAGGTGGGCACCGGAGGCGTTCTTGATGGCCAGCAACTTCATTAAGGCACAGAGGGTCCATGCGTCCTGTAGGGGCTCGAACGATTGAGGGGCGATCTCGTAGTGGACGCCCGCGGAGGGCTCGTTGAGAGAGGGATCGAAGGCGGTGCGAACAGTCACTTCACGGGTGGTCGGATCGTAGGACTCGATGACTCGCTCTTGAACAACAGCACCTCCATCGTCGAGGATGCGAAGGAAACCGCCCGCGTACGCCTGATTTCGCTTGTCGAGTTGGCCCAGGGTGGGAGTCGCGTCGAGTATGAAGGTGTAGTCGTCAGATCCGACCTCTCCGTAACCCTCGTGAATGAAGAAATCACCGTTGGGGATGTAGAAGAGGTACCACGTTTCGGCCTCGCGGGGCAGCGGACGGAAACGGATCTCGTTGCCCTCGATGACCCAGCCGGGCCCCCACCACGACCGTTCGTTGCGGGGCTTAAAGTCCTCGATGACGAACTTCTCATCGTTGAGACGGACGAGTTGGAGAATCCTGCGGACGTTGGGGGGGAGGAGGTAGGTTTCCTGTCCATCGACGAGGGTGACGACGTGGCGGAGGACGATCACGTCGTCGGCGGAGAGGGCGATCTGGTTGAACACGCGGCTATAGGCGGGTTGAAGGAAGTCGTTGACGAGGCGAGCGTCCGTGTACTTGGCGTTGTCGGAAGGCTCGTCCGCGTACAGTCGCATACGTCGAATGGCGGTCTGCAAGAAACTCATACGGCAACCCTCACTTTCTTCGAGGCTTCCTTCGCGAAGTCTTTGGCCACCTGCTCATCGGCGTCATCGAGGGCACACCACACTCGTTCGTGGGGCAGGAGAGAAGCCATCTCCTGTGCCGACACCTCATCGCCCTTACGCCTGAGTCTACGCACTTCCTCGCTGATCTGATCGTCAGCCTGTTCCTGCTTCAGTCGTTCGGCTGCCTCTTGGTCTCGGAGGGCCTTCTTCGTCCGCTCGTAGGCGACATGCGAATCAACCATCCGATTGTCCCACCACTCCCACGAAGGAGTCATGTCCTCCCCCACGCCCGGAAGCGAGTCCCACACGTGAATCTCCAGCATCCTCCCGGTTGAAGGGGAGCAGGAAGAGGAGGGACGAGAGAGCCAATTGAAGCAGACGAATCGGCCTCGCCTGCTGACGTAGATGCCTAGGTCGTACTGGGGATAGCGGGCCCTCAGAGAAGCGAGGACGGGGTGATTGGTCAGGAGAGTGTGGCGCGACGGGTCGTATCGAAGGCCACCCGCAAAGTCGTGGAAGTCGATCATAAAAAAAGCCCCCGCCCCCTTTCGAAGGCGAGGGCTCCCCTTTCAGAACCCCCGTGGATTACAGAGAGTCACGGCTAACAGACAGGCCGTCAATTCGGAGAGCGGCCATCTGATCCGGCACGACGTTCATGCGGTAATCAAACGGCGCGTACGAGACGCGGGTGAGGCGGTTGTTGGAGCCCCACTTGGGCACGAAGATGCTGTTGTTGTCCGTGACGAATCTCGCCCAGAACTCAACAGGCGTGTGCCCAGGCATACCCGCCGTGTCGGTGCCCGGAGTCGCCGGGGGCGTGTATCTGGTGTAGTTCTGACCACCCAGACGCAGGCCGTGCAGTCGACCGTCCTTGACAGCATTGTCCACGTAGATCTTGTACGTGTCGCCGTCGTGGACGTACGTGGTGGCGCCGTCGTCACCCTGACCCGCGAGGGTCATCGGCTGGCGGGCTCGCTCCTTCGTGTAGTACGACTGCTCCTGCTCAACCCACGCCCGTCGGGTCGCGGAGTTGAGGACGAGAGTGTCGATGTAGTTGCCCCAGCACTCGTGCTGGAACTTGAAGTGATCGAGCCACTTGTTCAGGCGGGTCTCAGTGAGGGGGCCCGTCTGACCAGTCTTGATGTACGAGCGGAGTTGCGGGAACAGCGAGATGTCCACGTTGTAGATGGTGCCGCTGTCCTTGATGTGGGCATTGATGCCGTCCACGCTGTACGACTGCGTCGAAACCGGCGCGCCGTTGTTCGCGTAGATCTTGTCGCCCACTTCCAGGTCGTCACCCGAAGTCGCGGTGAGGTCGCCCTTCTTGTAAACTCGAAGGGTGAAGTCGCCGCGGTCCACGTTCTTCACGTAGTACGTGCCCTTGCTCACGCCCGCAGACGTGGTGATCTGGATGGGCATCGCCGTGTGGAACGCGTCAATCTTGGAGTCGGCGATGGTGACCTCGTACTCGGTGTAGTCCGAGGTGGAGGTGGGCTGGGTGCCGGTGCCGTTGGTGACGGAGGAGATGGTCGCGATCAGACCATACTCGTCGTCCGCAAAGAGCATACCTGCACGCTGACGAGTGAGGCCTCGGGCCGCTCTCATCATCTTCTTCGCATACTCCTCACCAACATACCCATCGTTCATCTGCTGACGCTTCTCGTCAAGCGAACGAGTGAGGACGCCTCGACCGGCCCGGAGCGGGATCTGCATCTCCACAGTGAGGAGACCAGCGACCGCGAGGTTGGGGTCGGGCGCTTCGGTGTTGGTCTGGTCGAGGAAGTAGAAGAGTTCGTTGTTGCCGATGTTATCGCCGTTGATGGTGGTGCCGCTGGCGCCGTCCATCTCGAAGTAACCGTTGTCACCCATCTCGAGGAGTTTGCGGACGTACCAGTTGCGGCTGAATCCACCGGACCCAGCGCCCTTGAACGTGCCCTCACTCGAGATCATGGTGTTGAAGAGAGGCGAAGCCTCACACTCGAACTCCATCACCTGTCGGTTGAAGAGGAGTTCGATACGACCTTCAATCGTATCGTAAAAACTGTCTGCCATCTGTCACCCCCTTGGGAGAACCTCAGATCTTTCCTTTGCTCTGAGATTCGTACTTATCCAACTGGACGAAGTATTTTGTCATGGCGAGTTCGTAGTCCCCGCCCCTCTGGAAATCGGAACGCTTCGGCTTCTTGGGCTCCTTCACCTGCTCATAAGGTTCAGTTGCCCCGCCGGTGGCCCGTCCGAGATTGACATTCCCTCGGGTAGCGCCTCTGGTCCTCTCGAGGACCTTCACTGCCTTCTCAGTCTCGCGGTGGGTAATACGGTCAAGCAGCCTGTGCGAGTACTTCTTACCGCCGCGAATCTCTTCTCTGAGACTGGCAATTACACGCTTCTGGATCTGCTCCTTAAGCGTGCCCTTGTGATACTCGACGGCTTCTTCGTCGAGATCTTGGAGAATTCTAGGCAGGATTTCGGACTCGTCAAGCGAGTCCGTAACGGCGTCGTCGATTTCCGTGTTCATCTCGGCGACCCGCTGCCGCTTTTGCTTCTCCGACTGATCCTTCTCGAACTTGGACAGATCCTCCTTCGTGAGGGGCTCTGCCTCCTTCTCGTCGTGCCAATCGTTCACGTCGCCGTAGGCCTGCTTCACAACCTCCTCGACCTGCTCCTGCCCGAGGCCCAGCCCACCCAAGAAGGAGCGGTAAGCATCCACGTCGCCGTCCGCCTGGAACTTTTGGAAGGCCTGCCTGACCTGACGGAAGGTCTTCGCGTCATTCTCAAACTCAGCGGCCTGCTGGAGACGAGCCTGAGCCCCCTTCCCCAGCGAATAGTTCTTCTTCAGGTCGTCCAGCGTGACCGTCTCGGTCTTCCCATTCACCTTCACCTCGAAGGTAGGCTCTCCACCCTGCTCGGTGGGCTCTTTGACAACCAGAGAATCAATGACTTCCTTGTTCACATTATCCGCCATAACTCATTCCTTCGGGGGTCGACGGCGGCTGGCCCATGACCATCGCCAAGTCGTCGGGGTTGGGTAGGCCGGGGGGCAACTTGCCTCCGCTGGCCATCTTCAAATCATTCACGTAGTTGTTGAACTCGGTCTGAACAGCCGCACTAGCGTATACGAACTCAGGTCCGGCCATAAACGTGTTCATGACCCTGATCTGGATGTCGGGCATGTAGTTCTGCACGTTGTCCTTGATACGGCCCGGAGTCTCACCGTCACCAAACATGACGAGGAGGTTGAACACGGCCTTCCTGTACGCCGCTTCCTCCATGCCCGTATACATCGCCAGATCCAACCCATTCTTCAAACAGAACAGGATGAGTCCGATGAGGTCGGGATTCAGATTGAACATCTCAATCGCCTCTCTCTTGAGAGACAACTTGTAGGTGGGCTCGTCCATGATGATCTTGAAGTCGAGCCCTCTAGGATCGGGAGTCACGTTGTTGCGGGCCATGAATTCGCCCGTTTCAGGATCAAACACCAGACCCACCATATCCTCGGACATCTTCACCAGTTTCATTCCCATCCCCTGATCAGCCATCTCCTCCGATGTCTTCATCGTGACATAGCGGTGAGCGTTGCCGAACAGCCGCTCGATGGCGTTGTAGGCGCTGGTGAATCGAATCTTGCTCTGCTGATCAATGAACTGGAGGCCCGAGGCTGAGTCCACTCTACCCGGCGCCTCTCCGTACGCCATGGGAGACAGGGGCACGATGTCAATCATCATCCGGTTGGCGAACTCTGCCACCTTGCCGGGGAAGTCTCCGCTGTTGTGGGGCTGAATGAGGAAGGGCTTGAACGTGTCCAGCGACGGATCAATCTCCGCCTGGAGCAACTTCATCCCCTTCCCGATGTTGTGCAGCCCATTCCGATAATCGACCGTGTCACGGGGCATCACCAACACCGACGACTGCTCAATCTCCCTCACGTTCTCAAACAGACGGCTAAGGAGGAGTTCGGCTTCGCGGTTGGCATGCAGGAGGAGGTGGCCGGGCCCCTGCCCATACCACGTATTGTCGTCGAGGAACCTCTCCATGGAGATCGGACAGGGGTACAGGCCTGGATTCTCCTCCGTCCCATACGACATGTCCTTCGCGATCCAACCCCCACACTTCACAATGTACCGAGCGACATTCCTGCCGGGCCCATACAGCCACACCTCTTCGAGGAGGGCCTTGATCTCCGAACCCTTCGGAATCTCATTCCCGATCCGCCTCTTCTTGCTGTTCGAGTACGTCCACCCGCCCGTACCCGAGGAGTTGTCAAAGTCACGCCACCCATCCCGGTCGATGGGCTCATCGCCGAAGTTGACTTCGGCCAACTCCATCTTCTCGATGTTAGCGGCCACCTTACGAGCATCCAACTTCGCCTTCAGGAACGACAGCGAGACCCACCGCCTCCGAACGATACCCGACTCCCTAGCCCTATCATGCCCGATGTGGGGATAGGGGAGAAGTTCGTGGGGGTGGACAGACTCATGCTCAGCCGTCAGGAACCCCGCCCCGCTATCCATCACATCCGAAGAGATGGCAGCGCACCCCATCTGCATGAGGTTGGTGAGGACGTGATCGAAGACTCGGTCGAGGTTGGCCTTGTCAGTCACGGAATCAGCGACCGCCTGAGCAAACGCCCTCCGTCTGACCGCCTCAATACCGGCACCTCTCTTCTCAACGAGGGGCCACACATTCACCCCCTGAAACTGACCCTTGAGGTCGTTCAGGTAGGCGGTGAGTTTCTGGTGCCGGAAGTTGAAGTTGCCATCCGCATCAACGGTGGAAATCTTGATGCGTCCGGTCTTCCAGTCCAGGACCTTGAAGTCCCGCTTGCCGATGATGTAGAGGTGAATGAGCCAGTGGAGCACTCGATCCCACGAATAGAAGTCGAGTTCCCGGTCGATGTGCCAATCGAGGGCTGTAACCAACTCCTCTGCTTTTGTCGGCAGAACGCTATAGTTCAACCCTTGATTAGCCATCTATCACTCCCCACCAGCAGCACTGTCCTCCATGAGGTCGTTGACTTCGCCGGACATCACCTTCTTCAGTTCCTTCATCCTCTCCCTCTCCTCGTCCGTCGCCGCTCGTCTCCCGAGGTGCCTCACGGCGGGAGGCGGTTCATTCGAAGGACCCAACCTCCGATCCAGATCCATTTCCACACCCTCATGAGAATTAAGCGACCGCGAGGTTAGGGGTTCCGCTGTTAGGGGGTGGATGGGGCGGGGGGTGGGTTTGGGGGTTGGGGATTGGATGGTGCGGATGAGTTCGAGCAGTTGATCGAACGAGAGGGTGATGTTAGAACCGCGAACGCGGGTTGAGGGGGTCTTTGCCATAGTTGGTCTCCTTATGATCGTAGTGCTTCTCTCTTGCGATATCAAGCAACTTCTGGAGTGCTTCGGGGTTAATTCGCAGCAAGTCGGCGCCCGAGAGGTAGGAGTCTCCGGTGGTGGGGTCGGTGAACTCGCCCGCCAGCATACGGTCCCACTCGGTCTCCTCGCCGGTGATGTCGGAGGGGCGAAGGATGGGCTTGCCGGGGATGACACGGTGGGACATCGAGATGGTTTCGAGGATGTCGTCGTGCTCCAGACCTCCGCCCTTGACGAGGGGGGAGAAGTCCTGGATCTGCTGGAACAGTTGGCGCCATGGGGACTTGGAGCGGTTGAAGAAGGGGAGTTTGATGTAGCCTGGACTCTTCTCGTCGTTGCGGTCGCCGAACCGCCACATCAGACCTTCGATGTAGCGTTCCTTGGCCATGCCCTTGTGCTGGGGGATCTTGATGAGTTTGGGCTTCCTGCCGTTGGCCTCCGCGTAGTTGTCCATAGCGGTGCGGACGAGATGCATCAGTTCGCCGTGGACCGAGGGGGCTTCGACGCCGACGATGGAGATGCGCCACTTGTCGACCAGACGCATGATCTGGGTGGTGAGGTCGGAAAGGGTGACGCGACCGACGAAGAGGTCGAGGACGAAGAGTTCGTTGTGGGGGGTGAGGCACATCACGGTGGCGACCGAGAAGTCGGAGGAGGGGCCGACGGAGAGGGCCCAGTCCACAGTGATGAAGCGTAGGCTGTTGTTGAGGAAGTCCTTGAGGGGGAGGGTTCGCTTCTCGAACTTGCGGTCGAAGTAGGTGATGTTGGATTCGGAGAGGAGGGGGTTGGCGGCGGTGAAAGCGTCCAGGTCATCCAGTTGATAGGCGTGCTTCTTCTCGTCGAGGAAGAAGGACTTGTCGCCTTCGTGACCGGGCTCGTTGAGGTATTCGGCACGGAAGATGTCGGAACCGACTTCCTGCTCGATCTCTTTCAGGCGCTTTTCGGTGTAGAGGTCAGGCCACAGAATCTCGAATCCACCGGAGGGGAGTTCGTAGCGGGCCTTGAAGGAGAGGCGGGACCAATGGTCGAAGCGGCGGTCGCGGAATTCGGAGTCGTTGTTGTCGTCGGACATGACGCCCGTGAGGACGTGACGACGGGAGATGAGGGTGCCGATCCAGAGGAGTTTGCGATCGCCCATGGAGACCATGGGGATGATGACGCGGAAGATGGTCTCCAACACGTCGTCGCGGGCCTTCTGCGAATCGGTGGTGTCCTCGTAGTCGTCTTCGATGTCGTCGACGATCATGAGGTTGGGACGATCGCCTCGGTTGGTTGAGCCGGGGGAGGAGCCGGTGATCACGGCGCCGTTGGAGAGTTGCAGGAGGCCCTGAGAAGACCAAGCGCCGTCGCCTCGGGTGGGCTTGATGGGTTTGGAGTAGAAGCGTTCGTAGTCGGACTTGAGGAGTTCGTTGTGGGCGAGGGTGCGGATGAGTTTGGTGAAGAATCGCTTCACCAACCTCGCGGTCGCCGTCATGTAGGTGATTTCGAAGTCGACGCAGGTGAGGAGGATGAGGAGGCAGATCTTGAGCATCAAGTACGACTTGGCGTGACCACGAGGGGCGGCTACGGCGGTGTACTTGTAGAGGATGAGGGATTGGAGGATGTCGTTGTGGAACTCGGGGGAGCGACGGAATTCGCCGGGGGGATAGAAGCGGCCTTGGGGATTCTGGAGGTAGAAGGTGTCGAGGAAGCGGAGGCAGTCGTTGAAGTACTCGGCCTTCTTCTCGGGGGAGAGGTCTTCGAGGTTCCACTGACAGAGGGCATTGAAACGAAAGAAGGCCGCGGCCTGCGAGTTACGCTTGAGAATGTCAGCGTAGTTCGCGGGCAGCGGAAAGTTGGGGTTGCCTTCTTTCTCGATCCGAACGACTTTCATTGAATGGGGTTCTTACGCGGACGACCTCTCTTGGTGGGGGGTGCTTCGGGCTTGTAGGGAACGGGGGAAAGGGGGGCGGTGGGGAGGGGTTCGTCGAGGGCGAGTTTGAAGTTGAGCCAACGGACGCAGGCGGTGGAGAAGACGCGGAGGGCGGCGACTTCGGGAGAGGGGATGAAACCGTTCTCGGCGAACATCCACGAGAGGAGGGCGTAAACCCAGTCCTGGTAGTCGTCGTCGTTGTTGAGGATGATGTCGGAGCGGATGGTGAGGGTGGACTGGACTCGGTCGCCGTTGAGGATGCGAGACCAGATGGTGCGAGAGTCGAATCCCATAGAGCGGAGGATCTCGACGAGGTAATCGGACTTGTAGACGGGATCGTACTTGGAACGGAAGTGTTCGTCGAACTCTTGGAGGAAGAGGGGGTCGAGGTTGCAGGGATTCTTGATCTTCGAACGCATGGGGATAGGGACTCCTTTCAGACGTGACGGTTCTTTGATGACGGGAAGAAGGGGGCGTTTGTGGGGAGGGGTGGAGAGGAAGTCATTCGCTCGGGCTCGGAAGATCTCTTTCCACTGGTGCCCGCAGATGACTCCGGTATGCTTCAGTTGAAGGCTTTGGAGACGGGGCATCAAGGAAACGCTCCATGAATGCGTCAGTGGAATGCCTTTCCATAACAACTGAATCGTTTCCGTCGTCGGATACTCGTGTTGCACGGGTGACTACCTTCTGAGCGTTGGCCTGCATACGTCGGGAGAACAGGGAGTTGAGTTGGTTCATGAAGCGGAGGCAGTTGTGATAGTCGCCTTTGCGGTAGGTGTCCTGCATCCCCCTGACGACCATCTCGACCTCTTCGAAGGCGGAGAAGCCCAGTTCGCGGAGGGCCCGTTCGATGGCTTCCCACGAGAAGAACTCCTTCGAGAGGGTGAGGGAGTTCTGTTCGGAGGGAACGTGAACGATGGAGTGTTCCTTCGTGGCGTCGAAGGTCTCGATGAGGTTGCGGTCGTCATTGGCGACGAAGTTTTCTTCGGGGGGCCCCATGTTTGATTGTACTGGTCAGGGCTTGACGAGTCCAGCCCAACTCGGAGTTAAGCGACAGCCGACGAAGTGAGGCTCGGGATTGACGCGGGTAGCGCGACGGAGACGGATGCGTCCGGACGCGGCGCCTGTGAGGTAACGACCGAAGATGAGGGAGGTGAAGGGAGAGCGACCGGCTCTGTACTTCTCGTGCCACTTGGTGTACACGTAGTAGAGGTCGGCGGCGGGAATGTCGCCGACATTGGGGGAGACGGTGAGACATTCGCGGACGAACTCGGAGAGGGGGTTGAGTTCGAGTTCGAACTCGTTGCGGCGATCTGTGGAAGTCTGGGGCTGGGAGAAGCGTCCGTTGGTGCGAAGGCGGATGAGGCCCTCGATGGCCCAGTTGAGGATGCCGGAGGCCTCCGAGATGAGTTTGGGATAGAGGCCGGTGTCCGGACAGTCGATGATGGGGCGGGCGTACTCGAGGTCGAGGAGCAGCATTCGTTCGAGGAGGGCGCCCGAGGAGTCGGAGAGACGGGGGACCATGTTTCCGGCGACCATGAAGCGGGTGGTGAACTTGTAGGAGGCAAGGTCGTCAATGCGCTTGCGGCGGACGTACATGGGGTCCTCGCCGATGATCGAGATCATGCGTTGGAGGCCTTCGGAGTGGTCCTTGGTGTTGGAGATGCGGAACTCACCCATCTGGACGAGGTTCTTGCCGATGAGGGGTTGGAGGCCGAACTCGCCGCCGAGGGATTGGAGGGTGGTGGAGGCGACCTGCTCAGTTCCGCCGAGGAGGGTTTGGAGGACGTTGAGGATGGTGGACTTGCCTGTTCGGGGAGGACCGATGAGGAAGAGGAACTTGTGGTGGGCGGTGTCGGAGGTGAGGCAGTAGCCGAACCACTCCTGGAGAAGGTTTTGGGAGTCGGGGTCGTCGGGGAACCAGTCGTTGAGACAGCGGAGCCACGTGGGGCACTCGTCGTTGGGGCGGTAGTTGAAGGCACAGTGTTCGGAGGAGAACCACAGGGGGGTGGGAGGGTTGAGGCGGGGCTTGCGTTCGAGGAGTTCGGGGATGGAGAGCCAACCGTTGGTGAAGGCGAGAACATCTTCGGGCCGGGGGTAGTGGGAACCGGAGGCGACCCAGCAAGGCATCGAGGGGGAACGGACCTGGACCGCAGCCTTGAGGGAGTCCATCAGGTTGTCGATGGCGGACTTGGAGAGGACGAGACTGTCGCGGAAGAAGTCGTAGAGTTCGGCACGAATCACGTCGTTGAGGACGGGGGTGTAGTGGTGATGACGCCAGACCCACCAGTTGCCCTCGTAGCGACGGAGGGTGGAGGTTTCGCCGAGGGTGTAGTGCTCCTCGATGAAGCGTTCAGCGAGTTCGGGGAAGTTTGTTGCCATGAGGTTTCCTATGCGAGAGCGAAGGCCGGAGAAGGAGAGGGGAGTTTAAGCGACCGCGAGGTCTAGTGGGTTGAGAGGGGGGTTAGGCGTTGGGGGGGGTGTGGGGTTCGGAGCGGAGGCGGAGGTCGGGGT